CATGATTCCGCCCTTGGACGTATCACGATAATGGTTGATAGCCGCCGAATAGGCCGTATTGGCGAAGCGTTGCGGGTCCATCATCGGACGGACCAGGCCATACCAGGTGTTCTTGTTGCGATCCCGCTTGCCGGTGATAGCCTTGTAGGTGAAGTCCTCGCATTCCAGCTTTTCGACGTCATACATGCGTCCGCCAGCCTTGAAGGCGCGGTAATAGACGCGGCGCTTCTGACGAACGACCGTCACGCCAAGCTGGATCAGTTCCTCATAGGCCTCTTCCGGAACCTCAATCGTCTGACCTTCAATGGACGCGCGAAGAATCGGCTCCTCATCGAACCATTGATACTCCCGGACGATAACCTCGTCTTCCGCTTCCTCAGCCTCGCCGTTCTTGTAGCGGACTTGCGGGTCAACGATGGTCGGTTGGCGAGCATCAGCACCATCTACACCATCGAAGTCCTCAATGTTCGGGAAGGCGCGTTCTGCCTCCTCCCGGCTCATCTTGATCTCTCGGCGCAGATAACGCTTGTCAGCGAAGTTTGACTTGCGGGACGACGGGTCAACCGTCATTTCCATCGGGTCAACGCGATCAATGACGATCTTGCCGTCCAAGTCTTCGTCATAGCTGGGCCGCGATTCCGTCCAGCCGACTCCGCAGATCAGGCAGTCGCGGAAGGCGTCGCTTTCCTCATCCTCCGCATCGCAGGATTGACGGACATACTGCGCGCCCTGGGATAGAACATCGGTCGCTCCGGTATCGTCCACCGTGCGAGGCAGATAGGTGACCTCCTGCCTTCCCATGATCTCCGCGCCCGTCACCGCGTCAATCGTGGTCTCGATGCGGTTGACGGTCGCCATGATGCGTCCGTCTTCCTCAAACTGAGCCTTTTCATCGACCGACCACTGACGACCGGCCACAAAGTCATAGCAGACGCGAGATTCCGTCCGCCACGTTGACCAGTGTCCGTCTAGCAGCTTGTCCCAATGATCTGTCTTGGACAGAAGCTCATCATCGGGCGTATCGAAGCGAGGGCCGTCAGGCTTGGTGTCCATTATGCGGCATCCTTCTTGTCGCTCAGGCGCTCATTCCTGCGAGCGCGGAAGATCACGCCGTAGGATTGCCAGTCAAGAATGTCGAGAATGGTTGTCCAGCCGTTGCGCGTGCGCTTTACCTTGGCGGCCTGAAACTCAAGATCATGCACAAGGCCACAACCGCAGCACTTCATGTGATACGGCTTGCGGGGCGTCGGAAAGACCCAATCGGTCCAGCCGTCTTCGGTAACCGCTTCAACAATTTTGAACTTGCGCGCCATCAAACAGCCTCCGCACGATAGCCAGACGACGCAAACTCCCGATGCGGAACGCACCGCGACTCAGGGTCAGCAGAACCACACCGAACACACACCAATTTGTTAAGCCTGACCGGCAGGGCCAGAACCCAATCATGAGCGGTTGATTGAATCGTCTTCCGCATCAAACCGCCTCCCGATCTACGGCTTCAATCGCCTCAATGGCGCGTTCCTTGGTGAACTGCGACGTAAGGATCAGGCGGCTGGCCTCCACGATTCCACGCTTGGCATGAACCAGCATATGCGTATGACCCTTCACGATCTCATAGCGCAGGGTCCAGAGGCGACCAAACGGATCAGAGCGCTTGATCTCGTCCTGAGACTGGTAAGCCGACACAAGGTCAGCAAGCCATGCTTCTTTCTGGACTTCGGTTAGGGCGGGAACGGGACGAAACTCTTCAGCTGTCGCCTTGTCCTCAAAAGCAGACGCAATCTCGGCCTCTACGTCCTCCACCTTGAGGACAGACGGCGGATCATTCGGGATGATGACCGGATCAGCCTCGGCTTTGCAATCGGCCCAAATCTTTTCGGCTTCGGCGACAAACTCAGCCTCGGTTATGGGGCTGTTTGGCGCAGCCTCGGCAGGCTTGATCTTCGGCGGGCGGCCACGACGCTTAGGTTCGGTCATTTGCAATCTCGCTCAGATTCTTCATGAGGGCGGGCAGAACCAAGCCATGCCACCAGCCGATAGCAATAAGATCGTTGACGCTACGCGGCCCAGGCACTGCGCTTGACGGGCTTACGCTTTCCATATCGTCTTCCTTCATCACCCTTCGCGTCCTTTACTGGCGCAGCAAATGTTAGCGCCACAGCATCCCAGCCATCGGGCGAACGAAAGCCCCGTCGTCTGATAGCATCTTTTTCCTCGATAAGTAACCGCTGCTGCATGTCGTGGCGGTAACCGGGCGCACAAGCATCCGCATGAAGCGCGTCATCGTCTGGAATGTCAGCGCCGCCCTCTTCCTCTAGCCAAGCCTTGGAGCGCGCCCACATCTCGGCTCGCCTGTTCTTTGGCCCAGGTATCGTGGCGCCGTCTTTAGCAATCTCAGGCGGATCAGTCGGGGAGCCACCAAAGTTTACAGCCTCAACAGCCTTGGCAAAGACGCCGCCGAAGTCTCGCACAATGTCGTAAACACCAGCGCCCAACCCACCGACGTCAATGAACGCCTTGACCGGCTCGTCCTTTTCTATGACCGACCGGACCCAATTCGCACCCTGCACAACGTCCAGCTTGTGACGACGCTCGACCTTCAGAACCTTTCGACCCCGACGCCACGCAATCGCAAAGCTGTCGTCACCGTATCGCGCCGGATCAACGCCAATCACAAGCGGCCCGGCAGGCTCAATCTCTGACTTTCTCGCCGCGAGGACCGAAGCCGTGTTGATGAACGAGTCGTGACCCGTCATCTGGAACGCCTCTTGCGCCGTCGCAGGGTATTCTTGCTTAAATAGCGATGCGTCCTTTAGCTCGGCAATCTTCGCACGACGCCAGACCATTTGCTCAAGGTCCAGATTGTGCATCTCGGCATATTCGGCCTCTTCCTCATTCAGATGGAAGCCTTCGGGGACCGGCCTGCGATACTCTATCGTCCAGAACCACGGGACGAAGATCGCCTGATAGTCTCCGATCCCGGCTTCAGCCTGCTGCCAACGCTCGTGGAACTCGCCGCCGATGCCGTTCGCCGTGCTTTCCAGAATAACCTCTGTGCCGGGCAAGTCGGGAATGGCCTGAACCACACCGGCAAAGTGTGTCGATGCGTTGGGCCAGAACGCGACCTCAGACCCGTGGAATAACTGAACGGTCTTCGACCTTCCTCGCGCCTTCGACCCAGCCGTGCCGACTGAATAGCCGGAATCCAGCTTGTGGAACCTTAGCTCCTTCGCATTGTCGGCAGACGTCGCGGGCTTGACGAGCGGATTGTTATGCTCGTGATACCGCTCCACCATCTGAAACAGGTTCGACGTGGCGTCATCCTCATGCGTCAGGATGAACACCTGACAGCCGACCCGATGCGTTACCTGATGATAGAAGCGGCCTCCGATATACGTTGAAAAGCCTTGCTGCCTTGCCTTCAGGATCAGAGCGCGGACCTTGCCGGTTTTGGCTTTCTGCTCCTCCAGCTTCTGGTGAACATAAACCTGCGCCTGGTTCATCTGGAACGGAACGACCGCGCCGCTCTTCGTCCTGATCTTCAGGCATTTGGCCGCGTAGTGGGGAAAGTCGTCCCGCAGCCTTAGCCGAAGCTGGCGTTCTTCCTCAGTCAAGCAAGGCCTTCAGGGCGTCTTCATGCGTGGTGACGGTGATCTCTTGCTGAACCTTGTCTCGCCACTCCTGCGAGCGGCGGTTCTTCAGCCAAAAGATACCAGCCGTCGTATCAGCCGGAACGTGACGCTCAACGTCAACGACCTCGACCTTTTCTTCGTATTGGCCGACCTTGACCTTGATGGCTTGCTGCTCAACGACCTCATAGCCGGTCGCCTTTTGATACAGGGCGCGAGCAACCCTTTCGTCCGCAATGTCCTTGCCTGCCTTTAGGGCATGACAAAACTCATCGCTTTCGGCTTTCCATCGGTGCAATGTCCGAACGGAAACGTCAAAAAACTCAGCCATTTCAATGTCAGTAAAACCGAGAGCGGACAGCTTCTCGGCCTGAGCAATGAAATCAGACTGGAATGAGGAGGGACGACCTCCGGGCATTTACTTACCCTTGCGATCACCCGGTTGCATTTGACCGTAGGTCTTCAGGGGATTGGCAGGCGGCTGGATCGATTTGATACGACCAGCGGAAGCGTTTTTCATCGCCCCGCCCATCTTGCCTTGTTTCTGCATCATGGCCGAAGCCTCCATTGAACTTGTCTGCCCCGTTCCGGCTAACCGTTTAGGTGCTACACGCGAAAGGACGGGAGGAGATTAGATTGGCTTGGCGGGAAAGGCAAGCGGGGCCGAAGCCCCTTATTTCACCTGAAATACCATGCGGAAGCCATCAACGCCGTCCATATGAACACCATCCGACGCCGAAAGCAGGCGAAAACCAGCGAGGCCCATCATCTCCGAGATTTTGTCGGCGCAGTTGTTGAAGGCGTCGATGTGGACGAACGAACCGAGGCACCGCACCTTGCGGACGTTGATTTTGCCAGCCGCGAAAAGGGCTTCAAACTTGGCATTGCGCGCTTGAATGTCGGTCATCTGCGTTCTCCCTTGTTGATGACTAACCATAGCACGACAGCGCGAAGGGTCAAGCGTCTTTTTTGGATTGCTCAATATTATTTTGGGGCTGGCGGGAAGATCAACGGCGCATGTAGCGCGGATACATGGATTCTGGAAACGAAAGCGGCTCCCGTCCCTTTTCGGTCTTGCTGCACAGCCACGCGCGAAACTGCACCAAGGTCATGCCGTGCCGCTTCCAACGGCGATCCCATTCCCAAACGTCGCGGCTCACAACCCCAACCTCTCTAGCTGATCCTCAATCGACTCGCTCTCAAAGTTCATGAAGGCTTCTGCTTGGCGAAGGGCCTCCTTGGCTTTGGCTTCCGTTTGGCAATGTCCGGCTTCTACGGGAATGCCTTGGAAGGATAGGGTGTAGGTGTAGGGATGGGTCATCAAATGCGAACTAGTGCAGTCACATACGCCGACGCAATCCCGGTTCCATCCGACCATAACGCCACTTGTTCGCTGCCCACGGCATTGCCACGGCGCGGCTCCGAGATTACCTCGTAAACAGTGCCCCCGTTTACATATCGCACTTTGTCGCCGACCGATATAGGCCGAGGAAGAATGGCATGGATTGACTTCGACCTTGCGAAAACATGGTCGATGCCTCCGCCCCAAAACAGTGAGACAGCAACGTCGCCGTCATCACATAGGGCCGTATTGGCATCACCCGCTTTTGACCGAACCTCGCACTCAACCAGAATGCGGTCGCCGGGGGTCAGTTGTTTGATTTGCGTTTCTGTCAGCACCACAACCCCCTTAGCGGCGAGCGTAAAACGTGACAGACCCGTCGCTTTCGTCAACCATTTGAACGGTGACGCGGCTGTATTTGCCGCCATCGACAAACCAAAGATTTCCAGCGGCGGCCATTTCCATCTGTTTGGCCTTGGTCTTCACAGCGCGCATCTCGTCTCTCCCTTGTTGGTAAAGAGAGAATGGAGGATGGGCGGGAGGGTGTCAAGCGATATTTCTGGATTAATGAGGAAGTGGGGGCCGCGCCTAGGAAACGAAGACCCCCACCCGTCCCTCACAAGACGTGCGAGCGATTGGCGCACCCGCACTGCTTTTCTAGCATGCCCTACCGAAAAGAAAAACCCCGACGCGGGATAGGCCACACGCCGGGGTCTCTTCAACCGGGAGAGATTGATGCCACTCAGGCACGGGGATTATGCCTTAATGGGATGGGGTGTCAACGGGACGATTCAATCGTCGTCTCGACTAAGGACAACCACGGCAGCGACAAAGACAATGGCGATTGCG